AACTGGACTACCAGTTGGAGATGCTCCAGTTGTTATACTTACATTAACCCGATACCATCCACTGCCCCAGTTTTGTACCGTAGATGTGCAGAATGTAGATGTTCCAAGCGTAACCCCAGCAGCTGCTATATTAATGACTTGTGTCCAAGATGTACCCCCCCATTGAAAACTATTATTAAATTGCATACTGGTAACAACATCTACACCATCGTACTTAAAAAATGCACTCAATACATAGCCAGTCGAGCCAGCCAATACAGATGAAGTGCAATTTTGTTGGGCATATCTTAATGTTCCTGCTGCTTCATTTTTAGTTATGCGGGCGCAATTAACACCAGCCATTGGAGAACCACTTACAGTGGTGTCGTAAGCAACTCCAGTAGTTGCGTTGTAAAGCAATCTGTTAGGGACAAGGTTCGTGCGTTGGGGTTCAAGCAACAATCTACCACAAGTGTTCAAAGTCCCGTCTGCGTTACGGAAGTCTATGCGGGGGACATTCAATCTGTCAGTAGTAGCGAAGTAGTTCATTCTTGATGAACCTTGAACTACCTGCATACCCCACAGTAAGTAGTCTACGAGTCCACTTCCAGCAATGGTTAGGTCACCATAGTTTCCAAAGGTGTTAGACGCACTGCTGGCATACTGAAGGCCAAAGTCATTGAAGTTACTCGTAGCCGTAATTGAGATTCTATACCATCCATTTCCTTCAGATGTTATAGAGCCAGTTGTTCCGGGTATGTTATTGTGTTGTACACTTACAACGGAGGCTGTATCTAAGTCAAAGATGACCCCAGTCCATATAAACTGTCCTCCAGCACCTTTCAAACTTACGTACCTTGAGTTAACCTTCTTTACATATGCGGAGTATGTATACGTACCTAATGGAACTACTTTAGATTGATAACAAGGATGTGGTCCAACAGTTATAGTAGACGCATAAGAATCAGCGGTGTTTGTTCCATCAGGAGCAACGCCAGCATTGGCTACTATTGTTATGTTGTTCGTTAGCCACAATACATTTTCTAATTCTTGACTATACGTAAACAAATTATAAGGACTCAGTCTAATTACCCCTGTAGAATCAGTATAGGTAGCATCAGAAGCACGAGTAAAGTCAAGGTCACCTAATGCCGAATTTGGTTTCTCAGCAAAAACAATATCCTCTTTAATGCCATCAGGTATAAGTACCAAAGATGCATCTTTAAGTAGTCCATTTGAATTTAGACCAAGCAGCCCATTTAACGCACATACAGCGTTCTGGAAGACACCTCCAGCAGCAGTAACACGAATAAAGTATTGTCCATATAGAGACTTAGCAAAGTTGAATACGAGCCCTCCCTTGCCTAAACCTAATCCTAAGCCAAGCATCTCAAAAGATATTTAAGCCTAATTAGGCGATGTATGCAATCGCTGAGCCGCTTGATACGGTGACAGCGCTAAACAACCCATACAATGTAAATCCAGCAGGAAATGTAATAGAAGTAAGGTTCGCTCCAGCATAAGACGTCACGGAGATAACAGAATCCTCAACCATAGAGATTGCACGATACTGCTCGTCAGTAACTGGTGTGAATCCAGACACAATACGTCTAAATCCTTTCTGTCCAAAGGACTGGCGGTAGAAATTGGGTTCCGCCTGAATGTTTTCGTAAGCCATAGTTCAAGTTTTAAGATTAAAGAACAAATACAATACTATGCTGGACAAATATACTTCTATTCTTGAAGCAAAATTTTCATAATGTCATCCTCCTGCTCGTCAGTCAATTCAGGACGTTCGCCCTTACGTTGAGAGATTAGTTTAGACTGGGCAACAGCTTGTTTATCAACGCGCTCATCTTTCCGGTCTTCCTTCATCTTGTCAAGCATCTCCTTCTGTTGGGTCTGATTGACATTCATCTGACCCATCGCCATCAACTTCTGCTTTTCCAATTCTGTACGTAAGCTGTACTCCAACTGAAGCAACTGCTTCTTGCCTTCGGTCTCAGCAGCAATCTCTGCCTGACGAGCCTGTGCCTGTGCTTGAGTTTCAGCCATTCTGCCTTGAGAAGTTACCTGAGCAACTTGAGCATTAGCCTGTGCCTGCATCTGAGAGTTCTGAGCAGCCTGTTCTTGCTTCTCGCGGATACGCTTCTTACGACGAACAACCAGCAAACGCTCGGCTTGGTCTACATCTTTCAACTGACGGATAGCAATAGCGTCCTCCAAGTTGATTTCTCCAATGCTCAATGCAGCTTGAATGTTGGCTTCCAAGTACGCTTTGTCTTGGTCATCCATCTCCGTAACTACGCGCACACCAAAGTTGTACATAGGAAGGTCCTTGAACGATGCAAGAATCTTCATATTCTCAACTCCAATAGCAGTTTCGTAAGCTTTGAACAGAATAGACTTCTCAGGGATAATCTGAAGGCAACGAACTACGTCCTCACAAACACGACGGAACAATACCAAAGAAGCATTCGTAATGTCGTAAGTGGCGTTGTTTGCAGCAGCAATAGCCTGTTGACGTACACCTACGAGTTGCTCACCCTTAGGAGTAGTACCATCGACAACCTCGTTGATTCCCGTAGCGTCGCGAATCATACGCAAGTTGTGGTTGTAGATTCCAATCAACTCATTGATATTCCGAATGCTGTTGTCCAACGGGCGGATAGGAGGATTCTGGAAACTACCATCAGGATTCTTAGAACGATAGTAGAAGATACCAGTCTGCTCGTAGATGTCTTGGATATCAAGTGGTTGCAATTCACCACCACGTCCAAGTTGTACGTTCTCCAATCCTTCGATGTCTACAATCAATCCATCAGGCTTAGCCTTAGCAATTGATTGCTGCATCTTCAGGTGAGAAAGTTGCAGTTGGTCAGCAAAGGTGATGATGCCAGATACCATTGACTTAGGAATCATCCGACGCAAGTTCACAGCAACAGCGCTGTAAGAGAAGCGAGGACGAGACATATCGTGAACATTCTTCGGGATATTCTTCTTCAGACCGTAGTCGAACAAGTAATCCGTTCCAATGATGTACTTACCTCCATAGATGGTGGCATTCTGCATATGCACAGCCTCACGGTCATAAACAGACTGCTGAGGTGCTTTGTACTGATATCCTTTGTAGTAGAATCCGATATTGCCAAAGCGTGACTCTTTCTTCTCAAAGATGATGTCGTCAACAGAAGCAAACTCAAACTCCATCATATTGATGGTGTATTGGTCGTAGCCATATTGGTATACGCCAAGAGCAGAGTCGTAGTAAGATTCAGAAAGGCGGTCAGGGTTGTTACCCATCGTGTTCATCACAGTGACAGCCATCTGTTTGTACTGGTCTTCAGTAAACTGAGTTCCAGCCATCCGCTTAAGTTCCTGAATAGAAATACGACGGAGGTGACCCATATAGATACAATCCGAGAAGTTCGGGTCGTCTGTAAGGCTATGGATAAAGTAAGCAGGGTCTACGTAGTCCTCTTTGATTCCGTAGTTCGGGTCGTTGTTACGCTTAACAACAGCCATACCGATGCTAACGAGGTCTTCTACGTTGCGACGATAGATACGCTCATTAAAGTCATTCCAAGACAGTGTGAGGCGTGTAGCAATCTGTGCTGCAATCTCTGCTTGCGTCTTGATGTTTGTTTCGAAGAAAATCTCTGCTTCTTCAAGGCTTTCAGGAAGAGCGTCTGGGTCAGCAGATGTTTCAAGACCCATTTCCTTAGCTTCCTTAAGAATATCCTTATTCTTAACCATTGCCCGGATACGAGCCTTCTCCTTATCCTTCTCACTATGAGAAAGTGGGTCAATTGCCTCTACGTTAGGATATGGTTCAGTAGACAGAATCTTATTGACTACAATCTTAACGAACTTAGGGATGATGGGTACTGGAGACCAATCAATAGAAAGAAGAGCACCATCACCATTGTTCGGGTCCAGAGACGTTAGAATCTGTTTGTAGATATTGGTATCCTGAGTTCCATTCGCATAGTCGCGATTGATTTGAAACTCACGCCAACGGACATTGTACAATGAACCAGTTGTGTCAACTCCTCCCCACTGCGAGTATACGCTTTTCGCGTATTGTAAACCGTACTCTTTACTGACCTTCGTTGTGTGATTCGCCAACGGGTCAGGAAAGTTTACGTTACTCGACAAGTCGATATAGTCTGCCATAATAACTTAAGCCTTTTATGCAAATATACAGATATAACTAACGCCTGATTTCCCGTGTCTTACGGAAGAATACTTTCTCATTGAAATTAGTTTTGGGCTTTTCCATCGTAACCTTCTGAGCGCCAAGCAATGCTAAGCCAGACGAGATACTCAAGTCAAATCTAGTTCGGTCATCAATCTTGAAATTCACCCAATCCTCAAGAGTTCTAACAAAGTACATATTCCCGTACTGTCCGGTCTCGTCGTTGAGTCCAACGTGATGGTGGATATAAGATTCAATAGCCTGAGCGTGAGCTTGAATGACATCCTGAGAGTTAGATGGAATACCTTTTGACTTCACCGTAACGTGGGTGGTAGAACCGCCGAGGTGTTGTGGTCGGTCCATAATGTAACCATCGTAACCTCTTGATTCAAAGTATCTTACGATTCCGTATTTGTTGTTTTCTATCAAGAGAGGGAAGCCATAGAACACAGCAGCCATCAAAACATCCTCATAGAATATCTTCGCTAGAGGTGGTCTTGATGCATACTCGGCTACAAACATATTGGAAGGAAACTCCATATTGAACTTGGTCATCATATGACAAGCACCTTTAGAGCCACGTCCATCTGTAGTCACATCCAAGTCATAGGAGTCAACTCCACCAATGCCGAGGTGTGTATTGGGTGGAATCTTCTTATTCTTCTCTACTTTATATATGTTCTGCAAATGGGACGGAGGCATCCACGTAATTCGCCACCTACCATTTGGGTCGGGTGAGAAGATAACCTTAGAGTCCTGAACGCCATCCTGCCAAACGAAGTTCCCAATTACTACAGGATTAGGAAACAAATCTTCGTTGTACTGAACCTGTTCGTATATCTTGTTGATGTTGAACAGGCTGGACTTTGTTGAATCACGAAATGCCTCATCATCAGTAAATGGGAACTGACGGATGAATTCATTGAGTTCGTAGCTATCTGAGGACATAGCACGACGCTCGTTTCTCAAGAACGTCTTGGCTCCAATCTTGATGACGTCACCATCCATACTTATGATTGGCTTCTCAGGGTCTTCAACGATAGCATTTCCATAGGTATCAAAGAAACCTTCCAATGCTTCGTAGGCAGGGATAAAAATCCGGTACAATCCAGAAATAGTACGGTCATTTTCGTTCCGTTTGCTTACATCTGAGTTCTGATACAGCTTTTTGTACTGGCGACCACCCTTATCCAGCGGGTTTACCGTAGAACCTACCAGTGCTTTACCAATAATCTTACGACCAATCATCAAACAGGTACGATGGATGCGCCAAGATTCAGTAATATCTGCTGGCTTTACCCATTTTCCAGCCTCATCAAGAAACAAGACGTGGGTCTTGGAGCCGTCATAGGCGTTGTTGGTGGTATTTTTCCAGTTGATGATGGTGTCTAGCGCTTCCCCGACCTGAGAAGTTTTGTTATTCTTGGTAATACGTTTGGAAGGTTCGCGAAAAGCAAGCTCAACGCGAGGATTTGTCGTACCATCTTGGATAGGTTTAAAGAAGAAAGGGTAAGAACGGAAGATTGGGAGAACCTTCGACATAAAGACAGCATCCTGAGCGTCATCACCTGTCTTGGACATAATGCCCAACAGCTTCTCCTTCACTTGAGTAGCCTCATCCACAAGAATGGAGCTACACATATTGGTATATCCAGAGCGACGACACTTAACGTACACCTGTCCATAGCATCGTGGGTCTACTTCACAAGCCATTTGGTGAATGTGCAGTTTCCACTGGAAATGCAAGAAGCTTGGGTATCCAATATCAATCTTGCTCCACTGAAGAAACATATAGTGGTGTCCAGTCAGATAGATTGGAACGCCATTATTGTAGAACCACACACCATTCCTACGTCTTTCGAACTCTGTCTCAATGTAGTCGTTGTACTTAGCCTTAAACTCTTTAGGCATTTCGTACCACTCATCCATTGACTTAACGCCAATAAGCTCCTTAGGTGGCTCCTGACGTTCCCAGTATTGGTCTTCTTTCTTCTTATTATGAAAGAGGATTTTAGATTTCTCAGGAAGTTCTGGGAGTTGAATCTGTAAATCTGCCAGTTCAATTATCTCTCCAGAAGTTTCCTGAGGACATATATTGATTACGACCTTATCATCTATAATCTTTAGGCCAGCCATTATGCACCTTTCGCTTTGCGTTCAGCAAATCCACCTTTGAAGTCAACTTCTTCTCCTATCTTCTTGGAATCCTCAAGGTCAAGAATCATCTGCTCAAGACGTTGACGTTCTTGTAGGAGTTCTCGGCAGTCGATTACGGACTGCTTGATGGAAGAGAGTTCAGCCTTACGTGCAGCACCGGAAATCTCAGAATCTACAGGGACGCGAATCTCCTCAATGAGGTTATTGATTGCGTCCTCCATAGAATCTAAAAGTCTTCGTGCTGCATCTACCGTGGTAAACTTATTCTTTGTAGTCATAACAGATTGCCATAATATGGTCAGTATACATACGCCATACTTTCTTCCCTTGAACCTCCATCTCGTAGTCTGAATTCTTGGAGAACAACACGATGTCTCCCTTCTTCACGCCTAGTTCCGCAAGAGCATCAGAGTCGAACATAATCCGACCGTAGCGATTCTCTTCTGGTTCAAGTGATACAATCTCAATGATATCACTAGTAATCTTCTTAGGCTGCTTTACAGGCTCTACGAATACCCAGTTGGTCAACATATGAAGACCTTCTTCGTTCTCGTAGGCATACACCTGAGTAGCAAATCCACCACTAGGGTCGTACTCAGCACGATAGTGGCGTTTCTTTTCATCCATTACCTGCATACCATCGACCATTACGTGGTGATGTAGGTATACAGTGTCCCCAACTTTCACTGGAGTTTTGTGTTTAGCGGGTACTGCGACTACTTTCCCTTGCGGAATGCGGTGTTCGAACTCGCTAAACTTGGACGAAAGGTACATTTCCTGACCACCAACGGTGACCGTTTCCTTTACCGCCTGTGGGATGTGGACGATAAAGCTGTCTAAACATTGCATATGAATTGAATTAGAAATTACAGTCGTTTTCATAAATGACGTTTTCGTTCATTATGGTTTTCCAACACATAATGCCTCTATCGTCCTTTATGTATACCCTAAACTTTTCCTTTCCGAATTGCTCAAGATACTGCAAATCTAATACGATTGCTTCAATTTTCGATACTCCTACATTTTGACCTACGTAATAAGCCATAGCATTGAGGGGGTTTGGCCCCACAATGATTTTCCTAATAAGTTCCATTTAATTTATTTAAGTGTCTGGCAATCAATTAGTAACTGTAGAACAGTTTAGCATCCATACGCAAGTATTGTGCTTCACCAGAGGTGTTGCTTGCGCGAAGAAGTAATTGAGAACCAGAAGTTGTTGCGGTGAATGTTACTGTTGCTGCGGTAGATGCTCCGTAGAAAGTATGGATATCTTCGTCTACGGTCACGTTGGTTCCGGTAGAAGAAGTCCAGATGATACGGATGGTTCCGATACGCTTGGTAGATTCAGCAGCGTTATAGAGTGTGTACTCGATTTTCACGCCTTTGAAGTTTGCGTACTGGGGAGAGAATACGGTAAAGTTGCTTGCACCGATTGCGATTGTTGCGCTTACGGCACGACGATAGATAGCAGCGTTACCTGAGTTAGTTTCACGAACGACAAACTCAAGGCCACTCCAGATAAGCTGCTCGGAACCAGCGCTGGTGCTCATCGTAAAGTTTGATGTAGCGGACAGCGTTCCGGCGCTGTTGAATTGGATTTGGGTGTTGGAACCTGCTGCGGTAGAGATGAAAGCGAGGTTTGCTTGCAGGTAGGCAACGATATCAGAGAATACGATTCCTTTGTGTTGGGTAGCGGTAAAGTCCCAAATAAGGAAAGAGTCAGCAGGGGAAACAGTTGCTGAGTTTAGCTGTGCTAGGTTTGCTGGGTTATCAAGACCAAAAACAAACGAAGACAGCGTAATAGGGGATGCTGCGGTGTAGGTGCTGGTACTTGAAGTAAAGGCGTTTGTTCCAAGTTCACGGGTAACGGCCTTAGTTCCGTCAAACAGGAGTGCTGTGAGTTCGGATGGGGCATTAGGTGGTGTAGCTGTAAAGCGTAGTTCACCATTAATCTCTACTGCGGTGGTCCCAAGTTTAAGAGCCGTATCGTTTCCGTTGCCGTCTTCGATTACTTTTGGGGTACTGGTAGCGGTATTGGTTTCCAGCTTCAGAAGCGAGGGAAAAGCATCTTTTACTTTTTGACCGGACAGAGTTGCCATAATCTTTTAATTTTGTACAAATATAAATTTAATTCATATGCCTAAAAGCAGAGTACGTAAGTCAAGGATGTTCAGGCAGTTTTCTCCGTTGCAGGAGCGAAACCTGTCGCACACTGGTATGGAGTTGTTGGGTCCTGTATATCGTTTCTGCAAGAAGACCTATGGGTTGTCGCAGAGTGAGATTCATTGTTTGCTGTTGGGGTACAGCTATGAGTTCTTCACCATTGACCATATGAGTGAGAAGATGAACCTTAGTAGGTATCAATTTCAGCGTAGGACGATTGCTCCACTAGGAAACGCTGGCTATCTATATCGCCACTTTGATAGGTTGAGTGGCAAGAAGATGGAAGAGTTTATGTTCCGAGACGAGGAATCGTTCTGCGTTCGGTTTGCACTGACGCAGAAGGGCAGGTTGTTTGTCGCAAAGTTCTACCGGATGTGTTCCGGTAAGGAACCTATGAGTGAGAAGCCTTCACTTTAAAGGGCATCTCCAGAGAGGCGTTTTGATGGGGAACGAATTTACCTGAGTGTTTCATCAGGAAAAAGCGTCCTCCTTCATTCATCCAGTGGTATCCTTCTGGAGCCTTGACCATTATTTTCTTCTTAGAGACTTTCATTTCTTGGCTCTGTTTTTAGATGCTGGGATAAACTTCTTCTCAGTGTGGTCGTAGTCCATACCATCGCCATTGCCGTAGCGTCCGGCTTTGTGTCGCATTTTGTTTAGAAATGCACGATACTTCTTACGCTCTTCGGTAGAATGGTACTTGGTATTGTACTCATTCTTCTTCTCACGAGCTTCGGGGTTCTCCTTGAAGTATTTAGCGGACTTGCTGAGTTTCATTTCCGGAATGCTTTAACCTTTTTGGCGATGGACTTGGGTTGTGCAACGAATTGTTTCCCTTGCGCTGTTCCTTCGCGTTTGGCTTTGGTGGTAGCGGCATACTCTTGGGGTGACAGGGACTTGATGGCTTTTTCGGGCAGGTATCTTTCTCCTGTTTGTGAGGAGGGTTTACCGCTTTTGGTACGCCATTTTTGTTTTGTCCACTTGGAGAGTGACGTTTCCTTCTTGGGTCCAGCGTAGGAGCCTCCTTCTTTCTTGTAGAGGGATACTGCTAGCTGAGCTTTTCGGGCACTCCATTCTCCGGGGTCACCGCCTTTGCTTCCGCCTTTCACGCGAGCCACAATGCGTTTCCACAGTGCTGGATTCTTTTTCGTTGCAGTGCTCATTTGGAATACTGTCCCTGTTTATTCCTCTTCACCTTCTTCGTAGAAGCAGGCTTTGACTTTGTAATGGGTTGGTTGTTTTCCACTTGCTTTAACAGCAGCAGCGACTGACTTAACAGCTTCGTCAAGAGTTGTGGCTTTGACCATAATAAGCGAGCCATCCTCATCCATTTTTCCACCTTCGTAGTATTTTTTAGTTACTTTCATTTTTTAGCGAATTTGCGTAGGGTCATTGCGAGTTGAGCGCGTTTTCCAAGCTTACCACCTTTCTTAGCAGCTTCTTTGAGTTTATCTACGGGAATCTTTTCACCCATAGGTACATCCAGTTGCTTATGCAGAGCACCGGGTTTTGCTTTTTCGAGGGCTTTCTTAATCCAGCCACCCTTTGCGTATTCAGGTGACATCCCGCCACCCATATACATTTTCTTACTCATTTTCATTTATAGGGAATATAAGAGGTTTTTCCTTTAGCATCACGGACAGCACGGAGAATCTGTTTACGGTTAGCACCTTTACGGTATCCAACGTGTACCCAGTCGGGGTTAGTAGAAGTACCAAACTCCCAAATCAGTTGGTCAAAGTCAAGGTTGTCCTTAACAAAGTCAAAGACCATCTTATTAGTCACTCCAGTACCCTTATCATCTTGGTCGAGGTCAAGAGCACGACCGTTGCAATGGTCAGAGGATGCACTACCACCGATAGCCTTATTCAAAGCAGCAGAGCGATAGGCAGAGGAAATGAAGATAGGTTTTGCAAAATGCTCCCGTATAGGAGTGTGAACAGCTTCACAGGTAACCTTGAGGTTCTCCAAGTGCTCAGGAGTAGGCATATTACTGATGCCTTTGCGTTTAGCGTTATCTGAGGAGGTAACCTCGGAGATAGCTACATACTTACTGACTTGCATTTGCAGCGTGTTTTACGTTTGGTTTTAAGAATACAAGAATCTGTTTCCTTTCATTACAAGACAAATGTAACAACTTTCCAAATACAGAAAATCAGCACATACAGAATTTTGAACAATTGTGGATAAGGATTTGGAAATGTCATTTTTTTTTCGTAACTTCGCTTTGTCTTTAGACAGCTTTAGCATTGCAGCAATAACAATGTTATGTAAAGCAATGTATTCACAGAATCCCTTGCTTTTCCAAATCATAGCGTAAAACACGCTGCAAATACAACACAAACCATAACACGCTGAAGTCACAAACGTAAAGACGGCGTATTGCATTTATACATATAGGCTATTTCAATCCACCTTAGTGGTTGAATTAACAGATTCTATCTTCCTCAAAACCAATGGGGTAGCTGAACCACTTCAAGTTTTGCTTTAAATTGGGAGAAATGTATATGGTGCATAAAACATATGAGAAATGTATATGGTGGGGATAATATATATATAGGGACGGTCCGTAGCGCGTACCCAAACGCATCCGCGCACCCAAGCCCCCGCGCGCGCACGCAGAGTTAGAATAATATCTAGCCTTTTCTATAACTCCTAGTAAGAATATCTTAGCCTATTAGTTAGATATCATAGTATTCTTTCTCTCCATCTAACCAATTGATTACTAGATACTAATGGTTTATTATCTCACTTAGTTCTTTAATTAAACCTTATATCTTTCTATCTAACAAATAGTTAGAGTAAACAATCCCCTTCTTAGATATCTAACTAAGTATCTAATACAAAAACGGGCGAGGCGACGGCTCCAAAAAAGTAATAATTTATATTGTTCCAAAGGAACATATATATAAATTATTAAAAAAAAACATTTCAAAAAACTTGACAACGGCATTTCCACCGCCATATCTTTGCATCGTCGCCGAGAGGAAAGCCCTCCACACACCGCGACTAATGAATAACTTAATGTAATAGTTATTATGAGTAAGATTAAAAACAAATCTACAAAGAGTAATTACTCACCTCGTAAAACTCCAAGTTTTACTAGTATCTACCAAGAGAATATCTATGTCTCTTATGCCTTCAAGAAGATTAAGGCTAGGTTTAACTCTAAGTGTTATGCTACCGGTACTTTGATTCCTGTTGGAGCAGAGATGTGGTATGATTATGCTAACAAAACTTGTTTTGCTATGGACTCTATTTGAGTTCATAGCACTGAGTAAGAAAAAAAAAAAAAAAAATTAAAAACTATTAGTTATGAAAACTATTTCTCAAGCAACTTACAATTCAATCTACAATAAGTACCTAAAGTTAGTTAACTACTACGATGAGTTACTTTGGAATGATGGTTACGATGATGATGGTGAAACTACTGAGGATTGGAGTTATATCATTAGTATGACTAATGAGTTCAATGAGAGGTATCATCTGATGATGAAAGGTGTAAAGGTTAACTGATGAGGCTTTAATAGCCGAAACATATCCTAAGGGATATGTCTTAACCAAAATGTTTAGTTATGCATAAAGTAATGTGTTTCATCCTGATGTTAGCAGGTACATTCCTGTTCGCTGAGTGTCTACGTCGTGGATTCGTAGGCTTTGGGCTGATAGGTGCTATGTCTGCTGTAGCCGGATTGTACTCCTACATTCAGGAGGGAAAATAAATTTATACTACGAAGTAGTATATACGGCAAGAACTAAAATTTTTTTTGCCAAACACTTGACAAAGGGGTTTCGATTGTTATACCTTTGCAGAGCCAACGGCGAAAGGGTCACGCCGAATGTTTGACCCGAATGTACAAAAATTGTGTTATGAAAAATGTTTTCGATTACGAGGGTCAACAACACCCTATGTCTGAGTGTGTAGTGCTACACGAAATGAGTGACTACGGCGGTGAATATATTCACCGAGATGTGGCTGTAGCCTTCCGTCTTGATGGGGAAACGCAATACTTTACTCCGGAGGAGGCTGTCTACGACATCTACGACACCCCTGTGATGCTGAGTGACGCGGTGCTCTTAGACAGGGGCAACCACGGAGGCGAGTGGTGCGCTATGAACGAGGCTGTCCTCACTGAGGATGCCGGATGGGTTCACGTTTCCGATACTTACTACGTAAGTTTGAGCGACGGAAACACCTACTTCTATATGTGGAACTTACGAAATGTTACCGAAGGTACTGTCGCCGAAGGGTGGTACAGCGAGGACGATTGTGTCTACGTAGAGGATGCAGATGCCTACTACCACGTAGATGATGAGGGTGTGTGGTACACCTTCGATGAGCAAAATTCCGAGTATGTTTTAATCCAAAATGATAACCAAAACCCCAATGTTATGAGCACAATGTCTACACCTACCCGCGGCATCAACACCGGCATCCGTGTCGAGGACTACCACCAAGGCCGGATGGGTTCACCTGTCCGTGAGTGGAAAGCGGGCGAGGCAAAGTTTACCATCGGCTTCGAGGTTGAAAAAGAGGACACCACACCTACGAATGTGTGGAGCGTGATTGACACCCGTGTCTACGGATGGGTTCGAGAGCGCGACGGCTCACTGAACCATATGACCGGATACGAATTGGTCTCACCTACCTACGACCTGTTCGGGTCTGAGCTCGACACCGACCTTGCAAGCGAGTGCATCACCGAGCACGTCAACGGCGCCTACAGCGAGCGCTGCGGGGGGCACATCAACTTCGGCATCAAGGGTCTGACCGGATTGCAGGTCTACGAACAGATGAAGGGCTTCACACCCCTGTTGCTGTCCCTTTACAAGGGACGTTTGCTGAATCGCTACTGCAAAATTCGTCCGGACTACAAGGACGGCAGCAAGATGGGCGCTGTGCACGTCAAGCCGGGCTTCATCGAGTACCGAGTGCCGAGTGCCGTCAAGAGCACTGAAAATTTGCTGTGGCGCCGCGATTTGCTCCGCATTGCCGCCGAGCACGCCGGAAAGGGTGCGGCCTACTTCACCCGGGCTGCGATGACCAAATCACACCCGCTGCACAAGCACTTGCGTAAGGTCTACGACGAGCGCACAATCGCACTGCGAGTGGGCTTTGCACTGTCGCTTGCCGAGCGTATGGAGGGCAAAAAATTCTCCAACTACGTTACCTTCACCGAGGTAACCGACATCATCGACGTCCACGCCGCGGATGTTGAGCGCCACCTACAACAGGCTGCACACCTGTAAGGTACACGTAGGCAAGGGGGTGTGTGTAGATATACACACCCCTACACCTACACACGTAGACATACATATCTACACATATATGCACGTCTACATACGTAGACATACACACATACACACCTACACCTACACATAAACCCACAAACACCTACACCTATGGCTAACATTTGCAACAACTTCGTAACGATTTCCGGCAAGCCTGAGAATATCCGAGCTGCCTACAATTTTCTCCTCGACTACACACCCGACCACGGCGTGATGTACGACCGACTGCGCGACCTACACCTACGTAAGGGCTACACCCTGACCCCTGAGGACAACGGCGCCGCCTCACCTGTGTGGTGGGAGTACAACGTAGAGTACACAATCGTCGACCTTGACAACAAGGTAGATGTAATTTCTGTCGTCGGTGGTTCAAAGGGAATGCCGCCTGTGGATTTCCTACGCCTACTGAGCGAGCACTTTCACGTAGATGTGAGCGCTAAGTACGAGGACTACGCCGGATTCATCGGCGGATACTTCAAGGCTGTCAACGGTGACCCTATTGTCGACGATTTCCTGAGCCTACTTGAGTACCTGTGGCGCTACGATGACGAGCGCATTGCCTTCTACGATGAACTGCATTCGCTTTGTAAGTGGAACGACCACGGCTTCGAGGATGTTAAACGACTGCATCTGAGTGAGTTTAAAACACCACTGACCGATGATGAATTGAGAATCATTGGAAAGTATTTCGAGGATGATGCCTCGTAGGTACACACCTACACCTACGTACATACACGTAGGCACGCACACCTACACCTACGTACACATACATACGTAGGTACACACACCTACCTACACACACATATACCTACACCTACAAACACCTACACACCTATGAGAAACTTACCACACTACCTTGCTTCGACCTTCACCGGATTGTCTACGTTCGCTTTTGTTTTCGCTGTGCTACACAATGAGTACACACTTGCGATTGTATCTACACCGCTTGCGATTGTATCCACACTTACACTTGCTAGCCTCGATTGGAAAAAATCATAACGTAGTTATGTATAGCAACAACAAAAAAATACTTCACCAAACACTTGACAAGGGCATACCGAATGTTATACCTTTGCATCGTCAAACGACAAATGTTCAACCTAATACCTGATGCTTATGTAATGTGACCTGTTCAACAAATGCTTTAATAAAAATGTATAACTTATTTAAATTCAATAGCCTATGTGTATAGCAATTCTTAACAAGGGAAACGCGGTTTCCAAAAAACATCTGAAAAATTCTTGGGACTCCAACTTCAACGGCGCGGGTCTTATGTGGGTACAAGGTGGTGCACTGCACACCTACAAGAAAGCCAACAAGCACAAATCAACTGACTTCACCGAGTTCTACGACACCTACCTACAAGCGTATGACAATCGTGACGAGAACACACCTGTGGGTATTCACTTCCGCATTGCAACGCACGGCAAGACCGACGAGTTCCTTCACCCATTCAAGGTAGGTGAGAACATCGGCCTTATGCACAACGGCATCCTAAGCGGGCTAGGTACTGAGGCGTACAGCGACACGGCTAAACTTGCCGACCTGTTGTCCGGACTGCCGGAGGTTATGCTCCAAAATGTCGACGAGTTATTATCCAATAACTTCATCTACACGGCGCTTGCATCTATGTGTGGTACAGGTAATAAACTAATCTTTATCGACAACACCGGTGACTACGAGATTGTCAACGAGAAAGCCGGACATTGGGCTGACGATAATTGGTACTCCAACGACTCCTACAAGAACAGCGGTGTGCGCTACTACGGAGACAAGGCTGTCTACGATTGGGGAAAGGGATGGGGAAAAGCGTGGGAAAAGCCTTACACTGCATCTACACCTACGTTAGGGGCATCTGTAGGTAAGCCCTTGCCTGCATTGCCTAAGGCATCTGTGCCCTTTGTTGATGCGGATGTTGATGAGAGCATCATCGATGATACGGATACCAAATCATTGGGTACTTTTTGGTGTAGCAAATGTTACAGCACTGAGTACGTTACCGATGCCTGTGAGTGCGACCGATGCGGAACCTACAACTACCGGGCTGAGACCGCTGTGTGTGGGTTACTGTACTCGTAATGTTCAACCTATTGTTTAATCGAATTGTCTAACTATTTAATCCTTAATGTATTATGATTCACAATGTTAACTTCCTAGCTCCCAACTTCGGCCTCCCGGAGGACTTGTTCAACTACTATACAGATGAGTGCCTTCGGCCTTACCTACGTAACCTTAACACACGTTATCAAGCATCTAGCAATGGTACTTATGTTCCGTTACTGCCGCCTATTCATACGGCAAAAAATTTCTCAGTAAATAGTGATATGAGGTCTCAGTACCAACGTACAGGTGGTACTCTATACAAGCAAGCAGATATGACGGCTGATGCCTATGCGTATGGCTCAAATGTGCGAGCTTCATTTAAGGGACAATCATCGCCTTTGCATTCTTCTATGTGGTGTTGGAGCGTATATGACTTGATGATTCCGTGGACTAAATTCATAAGCCACTTCAATAATCTTGGTGAGTCAGTTATTTTTACAGCGGGCAGAGAAGACAATCGCATATACCTACCTATCGCCTCAAAGTTCCCGCAATTTGATAGTAGGCATTGCATTGCAAGCCCTAGTGTATCTGAGGGTGTTGAGCGACTGAATGGGTGGGGATACATCTACAAAAATCTTAATGCTCCTCGTGGTGTATTGAGTATGTTTAACGAGCAATACCTACGTGACATTGGAGGGTTCGATGAGGCAACAGCTGAGGATATTCTTTCTATGGCGAATGCTACTGCCTTCTTCGTAGAGAATAATTCTATATCCTGTTGCCTTTCCTCATCTATGCCTGAGGAATACATTGATGACAGCGAGGATGTGTTCGATATGGACAGCCCTGATATGCAAGCACGTCTAGGTATACCACAAGCGGAAGAAACGCCTCCTGTTCTTGAAGTGCGTTCCTACAAGGGATTCAATCGGGTTCACAAGGCAAGCAAGAAGGCTAAGTTCACTATCGGATTCGAGGTGGAGAAAGAAGATTCATCTGTCCGCCGTTCTGTTGATGCCGACCTGTTGTACAACACTACACGGTGGGCTAAGGAGCGCGATGGTTCGCTGAGTAGTTACTCCGGTTACGAATTGGTCTCACCTACGTATGACCTGTACACCAATGACTTGGACAACGACCTGAAGAACAGCGAGGACTTACGTAACCACATAGATGCACAATACAACACAGGCTCTTGCGGTGGGCACATACATCTAGGCGCCACAGGTGTGACGGGTAAACGATTGTTCCAAATGATGGGGCCGTGGATTCCGCTTATCTACTCACTGTATGTGGGGCGTATCAACGGACGGCACTGCAAGGTGAAGAAGAATGAGAATATCATTCGTGACGATGAGAAATACCAATCGGTTCGCATCTTTGACAATCGCGTCGAGTTACGTATTATAAGCGCTGTGCCTGATGTAGACACGCTGTTGTGGCGCCGCGATTTGCTTCGTCTTATTTGTGACAACTTGAGTGCTACTCCGTTCACTATCCTTGCGATGATGCACGACAAGCGTTCGAAACTACACAAGCACTTGCGTAAGCAATACAGCGCTACCAACTTGGAGAAGAAAATCCAATTGTATGTGTACTTCGCTAACCAATTGTTGAGTTCCGACTACACACGATTGGAGAAACGCATTCCTGAGTGGGAGCGTATGTTCACATCTGAGCAGCGTTCACACCTCCGTGCTCACGGTTTCTCTAACTATGTATCTTAGTGGTGGGGGTGTGTTCACCCCTACCTCTACATACATAACACACCTACACCTATGACACTACCGGAAGATGCGGCTAAGAACTATGCCGCTTGGGTAATGGAGCAACACAATCCTGAATACGAAATCGAGATGCTGTTCCTCCGCTTATCGGACAGACAACAGGTATATGCCTATGCCGATATGCTTGAGAGTACGAACACAATCGACGACGAACTATTCGAGGATGATTGAATTAAAACTTTAACTAACTAATACAACTTACTGATATGCAAGAAATTAAACGCACTTACCGATTCTCTAAAGATTACATTCACGCTAAGACACAATCCCTTAGTACCGTTAGCTGTGACGTCGAGGTGGACTACGATACAAAAGCCTACTTCATCGACCACGGTGCAGCGCACATTGCAGGTGGTTCCGGACACGACTACAACCTACCTAAGATGATTGCAACGGCTGAGATGCACATTGAGGTACTAGCATTCTTACGCGATGAGTTTTCTAAATAAGATTCTCATCTACCTATGCCTGATACCTACACGTACTGTCCGGGTATCTAGGACTACATACCTACACATATATAGAAACGGACGGACAAAAACTAAATTCAATACAACACTATGAACAGAAAATTCTACAAATTCCTCTACGCTCTCAAGCGTGCAATGTTTGCAACACTGAAATTTATTTCACGACCTAAGAAGATTGGTGACAAGCCTTTCACGATGCGCTTCTACAAGGACGAGGGCTATTGGTTCGCTGACGTACCACAATGGAAAGGACCTAAGGCTAACCTGATGATGGTTGCCGGAGCTGATATTTTCCTTGATAAACTTGGAGAAGAACAGAAACGTCGCTTCTTTCGACGTGCCGATGACGTGACGCTCACTATATCTACGAGCACTAAGTATATGCCTAAGAGCTACCGCACACTCAAGATGATTGAGAAATGCGAGTTCGATGGTGCGTACTATAAGTACGGATTCAAGGGTAATGAGATTTGTTGGCTGTGCGATGTCACCGCTTGGGTAATCGGATACTTCCCTAAAGAAATCTATTATTCATTCGATGAGGCAGTTATGTAACCTCACTTAAAGTTTTTATTTAGTATTGACTTTATCAATTATTTCTTGTAACTTCGCATAGTGCAAGCAGCAGCTGAAAGGGGGGCGCTCACACGCCTCCCCCAAAGCAGCACAATACAAAGGTGGTCTTGGGCATATAGTATTTAATTCAATTCAAAAAATGTGTTAAATGAATGATTCAATTAAAGCACTGTTAGAGTTTAAGAATCAACAGATTGAGGCACTTCAACGTGAGTTAGAACGCGTCAACAACTTAAACTTATTGTTTAATCAAAATGTAAAACGTGAACAGAATGAGACAGATGATTGTAAGTAAAATTGTTCAAGATGCCTACGTAGAGTTACGTGAATCGTGGGACAGGTACATACCTAGTGATGTACAGGTACACCTAATGGACTACGAGGTAGGTGTGCGCCGGATGGAATACATCATCGAGAATGGTATACGTAGAGGTATGGTAGGCGATGCGCTGTTGTTCTCTACACGTAGGTATACGTTAGCGCTGTTGGATGATTTCTCATACATCTACGATAAGTATAATCTCGTATTGCATCGAGTTAACATTACACATTGATATGCGTTTGAATTTATATATGTATGACAAAGGCTGTTTACAATTCAAGAGATTGACAGTTAAGCAGTTATCGGTTTCAATTGCAGTATTACTTTCAACTACAGCGTGTGTTACGTTTGGGTTGATAGATAAGAATACACACATCTACGAGGGTGCGTTAAACGTCTACCTACATAAGCCCGCGTTCACTGAGGACAAATTGGTACAGCAGATGGGTGGTATGAATCTCAGGTTTCCCCACATTGCATTGGCTCAAGCAAAACTTGAAAGCTCAAGGTATAAGTCACTGATTTTCAAGGAGAACAATAATCTATTTGGAATGAAAGAGGCTAAGCAGAGGATTACCTTAGCGAAGGGTACACGTAGGAATCACGCCTACTACGACACGTGGGAAGACAGCGTACTTGACTACGCCTTTTGGTGTGCTACCTACGCGAACAAATGCAAGACGGAGCAACAGTTCTACACGCTCCTATCTACCTACGCGAAAGACCCTATGTACGAATCAAAGCTCCGCAAAATCGTGGAGAAGGAAGGATTAAAAGAAAAGTTTAACAATTAAAAAGGAAGAGATGGGACGTTCGTTATCCTCACTTGAGGGCTTTATGATAGTAAATGGTAAAGAAGGAGAGCAGTTCTACACACGAAAAGATTCGCGTTTCGTAACTACGCTGTGCAACTACTACAAGCGTAGGGTGAACACGGCTAAGTGCGTAGTCACGTATGAAGATGGGACTAATATCCGGAGTGAGTATGTTGTTTTAGTAACGCTTGGTAAGTTTAAGAAAGACGAGAAATGAAACCGGAGACAGCAAATCGAACAGCAGTAGAGTGGCTTGAGTATGAGTTTGTAAAGCTTGAAAGCACGGTAGGTGTGCATAGCAGTATGTACCATCTAATTGAGGAAGCCAAAACAAAGGAGAAACTACAAATCAGTGAAGCGTACTACAATGCGTTTATCAATGCCACCAAAGGGATTGAACTTGACTTTGAGGACTACTACAACGAAACCTTTAACACCAAATGAATAAGGTTGAATTAGTGGGCTACTATGGCTCCGACGCTACACACGCACAATCGGCGTGGACATCTACGAGCAGGAAACTGACCAAAGACAAGGAAGAAAGGATGCCTGACCTACTGAATATGCTAGCCTCAGAAGGTCATCACACACCGTTTGAAAAGTCAACGCTTCACTTTCTCGTAGACGTAGACCAAGCTACGCACATACACCTACTCAAGCATCGTATAGGCGTGAGTATCAACGGGGAATCGGCGCGTTACAAGGAGCTGAAAGAGGACAAGTATTACTTGCCTGAGGATTGGAATAAGTATTGGGAAACAGAACTTGAGATTTTCACACGGCTTTCCAATACACTTTACCACAGATGCCTTGAGCAACTTACTCCTGTTCTTGGACGCAAGAGAGCTAAGGAATCCGCACGTTTCTTTAAGACGATGAATTCTCAAATCACAATGGACATCTCGTTCAATTGGCGTTCATTTGCACACTTCCTACACCTACGTAACAGCGAACACGCTCAAGTAGAGGTGCGAGAGGTTGCTAAGCAGATGCTTGAATTGGTGAAGAACATTGAAGGAAATCCGTTTAAGTACACAATCAAAGCGTTTAACCTATGAGAGAGCAGTTTATTCGTATCGCTATGGCTAGGCTCAAGAAAGATTATCCTTTCTATCCGCAGAGGATTGCTGTTGCCGCAAAGATGTGGTCAAGGTTTAAGTCACGTAGGTGTGAGGAGGCCGATTAACTTCTTAGTTGTCGAGGTTGAATACATAAAGAAGAAGATACTTTATGTGAAGAAGATGGAAATCATAAGCACTTATGGTAATCTGTCTGAGATTGAACGATTCGACAGAAAGGTATACACCGGATTCGCAGGATTGAATAAAGAGATATTCAACAACGGAATCATAGGACACATCAGGATAAGAAGAATACTATCTAAAAAAATCATTGGATACACCAACTATGACACAGGAGAAAGTAAGACCAAGCCATTACGTTCGTAGTGGTAAGGATGTATGGGAGATGATGATTGACGTCTACGGAAAGGAGGCATTCATCAACTTCTGTGAAATCAACGCATTCAAGTACCGGATGCGAGCAGGTCTGAAAGAGACAGAGAGTGTTCTAGAAGACATTGAAAAAGCAAAATGGTACGAAAACAAAGCAAATGAACTAAGACACGATGGAGAATAATCAATCTCGAATAGCAACCAAATTAGTAATCCTACATCAGTGTCAATTGGAATTGCTTGATGACCTACAGGGGACTACGCTATATAGGCAAGACATAAAATTCTTAACCAATCAACTAATCAAAAAACTAGAAGAGCACCTTGACAAATACTTAAAGACCTTAGATGACGACGAGAAAGAGTTCTCGTTCTTATCAATCCAAAGAGGGATGCAAAAGCTGTTAGACCTTTCATTGGAAGAACTTCACGAGTTAGACCCAACAATAAAAACTGAATTAAATGGAACGAAAAAAGAAACTGACTAAGGTAACATTCTTTGCCTGTGACAAGTCCCTACGCACACTTCTGAATGAGACCGTAAGCGTAGAATATGTGAGTGACCTAATCAGCACCTGTAATAAATACTCAGAAATGATTGAGCCTCAGGATATTACATTAACAATCGAAGATGACCGATTGACAGTGATATTCTTACCAAAACTTTCTTTTGCAGATTGATTGTTATCCACAAGTTTTTAACTACATTTGTCAACAAATAAATTCAATTCAATATGGCAAGAACACCAAGACAGACCGCTACAGCGGAGTCACCTACGCAAGTAGAGCCACACGTAGACACATACGAATGGACCTCGGCAGAGAAACTTTTACGAGTTCAAGCAGAGTTAAAAGCACCAAAGGGTCAATACAATAGTTTCGGTAAGTATGCATACCGGAATCAAGAAGACATCCTTGAGGCTGTAAAGCCTTTGCTGATGAAATACAACCTACCTGTGCGCGTATCTGACAGCATCTACGAGGGTAATGGGTGGATGGCTATCTGTGCGACTGTGATTGTAGGTACAGGCACTGATTGCGTAGAGGTGAAGGCTTATGCAGGTGTTGATTTCAATCGCAAGGGTATGGACATTGCACAAGCCTTTGGCGCATCATCGTCCTACGCTCGTAAGTACGCACTGAATGGTATGTTCCTTATCGATGATACCAAAGATGCTGATGCAACTAATATGCACGGGAAAGGCCAAGCGCTTCCTCCAAGCCCAGTAAAGCAAGTAACGCCTACTACTCCAGCGCCTACACCTACTCCAGCGCCTGTAAGCGCAGAGGACAAGTACGCTCAGGTATGGAATTACTTGAAGGCAGCAAAGCCCGAAGACCGTGAATCATTGACCAAGAAGGCAATCGAGAAGTATGGTTCTATTTTCACACAAGAGCAAATCACAGAGTTATGGAACTTGCAATAAAACTACAAGAACTTACAGGTAAAGATGCTCTTTCATACAGCAGTATGAAGGAAGCATACAAAGACCTGAAGCGGTTTGACCTGTATGTGCGTGGACTTCTACGCAAGGAAACAGACAGCCTGTCTTTTGGTACGCTGTATGACGATGTACTCCTTACTCCGGATTGCATTGGCGACAAGTATGCTGTCTTTGATGACACCGAAATATGCGAGAAGATTGGTGGTAAACAACCACGCTTGACTACAGCATACAAGGATGCTAAAAAGCATTTTATGTATGAGGCAGGACATCGCACAATCGTAAGCATAGATGATATGAATGCGGCTAATGCTATGGCTAAGCGCATCAAAGATTCCGGAGTATATGACACATATCTATCGGGAGAGCATCAAAAGAAAGTCATAGGTTTCATCAATGAGTTTCCTGTTAAAGGGTTCTTAGACAACTTAGGCGATGGATTTATTTCCGACCTTAAAACATCTAGCAATCCCGATGCTTTCAAGCGTGATGTAATGGTGTATGACTATGACCTACAGGTCTACATCTACACGGAACTGACTGGCATCAAGGACTTTTATTGGATTGTTCAGGGAACTAATTCACCTTACAGCATTCGGGTTATCAAGGCATCTGAATACACGATTGCTAGCGGCAAGATGAAGTTTGATATGGCCTACGCTAACATACTTAGCTATGTGAACGGAGAGATGACGCCCGATGCTTACTACGAGTTCTCTGAGGTATGAAAGACGTACACGTAACATTCGACATTGAGACACTAGGGACAGATTTTAATTCACCTATTGTTCAACTTGCGGCAGTTAAATTCAAGGACTATAAAATCATTGACGAGTTCAATGAGTATATTGAAATTGATAGTTTAACTAAACGTGACTACGTTCCTGATATTAAAACAGTTATGTGGTGGATGAGTCAGGAACATCACGTAATGAAATCTGTCTTTTTTTCTGAGCCAAGAGTCAAGATTGGTACAGTTCTTAACCAATTCTACTATTGGATGAGCCGTGAGTATATCGAGAATGTTTGGTGTCATTCCACATTCGATTATGGAATCCTAAAGACCACCTATGCTAAAGAATATATGAAGTGCCCAATCAGTCACCAAAATATTCGAGACATAAGGACTTTAGAGTCATTGACCGATGGCGGAAGAAAGAGGGCTATTTTAAAACAGAAGCATCATACAGTCCACGATGCACTAACCGATTGTAAAATTCAGGCAGAATACATTGCCTACGCATTATCTTTAATCTCTAACAAAAACTAAAATGGAAAACACAAAAATCTTCGCCGGATACGTTAAGTCCGTAAAAGTGTGGAATGATGCAGCTCGTTCATTCGTAGACCCTGATGCAGGTGTAGCTGTTCGTTTCTCTTTGTCTATTGCAGAAATGAATGACCTTCAGCGCTACGCAACAGCAGGTGAAAAGCCTTTCGTTTCATTTGACTTGAAGCTTTCTTCTAAGGGCAAATACTACATCGAAGTATCTGACCCATCAACTTGGTCTAAGCAAGCACCACGAACTGTTACTCCGGCAACTCCTGAGCAAGCATTCGGAGGTCCTGCTGCTACGCAGTACCAACCTACATTTCAGCCTGTAGCTCAGGCTCCTGTAGGACACGCACCTGCAATTACGCCTACGGATGACCTACCCTTCTGATTTAGTTAAGTCATCATTAGGTTTCCTTTGTGGTTTGGAATGGGGGTTGGAGGTTGTCAAGATGACGCCTCCTACCTTCCAAGCCTACACACCTATGAAGGATATGGCTATGTTTGAAATCATAGAAGCGAATGTCGTCGAGAGAGGTGTACTTTCTTTAGAAAAGATACCGCCTCACAAGTTCTCTGTCATCTACATTCCGTGGAAGAAAGGCGACAACGTACTATTGGTTGAAACAAAGAATCTCAAGAGTTTAACAATTACCGGAGAAGACCTAGCAAAAATCATCATTCGACGCGCAGAGATAGACGTTGAAGCTGTATTGGATGCTGGACTAAAAAAACATAAATGACATACGAGTACAGACCCGCCAAGATAGGTGAATTTGTCAAGGCTGTCTCGGACTTTTACAAAGTAGATTTGTTTGCAAAGTCGCGTACTCAGATGTTAGTAGACATTCGGCACGCGTGCTACTTTGTATTGCGCCGGAGACCTATTACATTTCAGATGATTGGCAATGCCTTCGGGAAGAATCACGCCACTGTGATTCACGGAGTACAAACAGCATCAAGCCTTCTTGATATAGGTGATTTCAAGATGACACTACACATTAGAAGTGTTGAAGCTATAGCCGTCACATTCTTTAATGAGAATGGGATAGATATGATTGACCCATTGATTCGTGAAGATGCATTTAGAATTCGCTTATACAATTTTCTAGAAGAAAACAAAGAACTACTTCCCGACTTGACAGATAAGTATCGAATTACGGCCTACAAACGATTAACACTTGAAGTGTATGAAAAAGCCTTTTACAAAGATAAAGAGGACTCCTAAGGAGCACGCAGACATACTTTTCGGTATGCACGGAATTGAAGATGCATTAATCAACGCCAAACAAGTGTACTTTATCGCTACAGGTGATGCTAGTGATTATTGGAAAGAGGTAATTCAAATACTAGAATCATACAATGTCAGCCGTACTTGAAAGTAAAATAACCATTTTCAAGTCAGTATTCGAGAAAGATTCACCTGCATACATAACTGTAAATCAGGCACTTAACAGAATACGAGACGGAAGACAACAGGCAACTATTGATTTAATCCGTCAAGGCAATAAAGAGGCTAAGACGCGACTACCTGTAGTCCTATGGTCAGGAGTGTTCCGCAAGCGCGAGGACAATCAACTCATTGACCACAGCAGATTAATCGTAATTGACATTGACCACGTATCTGAGTTCTCGACTGTAGATGAGGTTAAAGACCTGTTGTGCGTAGATGACTACGTAATGGCTACTTGGGTATCTCCTTCCGGAGATGGAGTCAAGGCGCTAGTACAAGTCACTAATCCTGAACGGCATCGTGACCACTTCAAGGCACTTGAAATCTATTTTGATAAACGATATGGTATTACCATAGACGCATCAGGAAAGAATGAGAGCCGTGCTTGCTTTGAGTCCTACGACCCAAACATCTGCATTAAGACAGCTAAGCCCTTTGGGAATATGGTGTCTACAGAAGAGGTTAGACAGCAACAGGAAGCACCAAAGAAGACAGCTCCTATAAAGGCAACTGATTATCAGAAGCTAAACGTAGCGGCATTGATGGTTCGTCGGGCACAACCCGGAGAGAAACACGCTGTCCTTCTACGTGCGGCTATCTTGTGCGGAGGATTCGTATCTGCGGGTAGAGTAGAGGAAGACGAGGCATATCGCGTACTCCTACGTGAGATTCAGCGTCACGACATTGAAAGCATTGACTCAGCCAAGAAGACAATCTGTGACGGAATCGAGGAAGGGAAGAGAAAGCCTATCCACGAAATCGTAGAGCAAGAGGAGAAAGAGAAGCGTAGATTTCAAATTGAGGACGGAGATATGTCATTCATTTCATCTGATGATTCAGATGAGGATTGGATTAACGCTTTTGCTGAGGGCCGTATCGAAATGGGGCTGACCACAGGTCACCAAAATATAGATACACACTTTGTCTACAAGAAAGAGTTCATCATCGTAAATGGACACAGCAACGTAGGTAAAACTACACTCGCACTCCATATGATGCTCAATGCATCTATACGACACGGATGGAAATGGATTATCTATTCAGCAGAGAACAAGACAGCATCTATCAAGATGAAGCTGATGCAGTTCGCTTGCGATATGGATATTAAGTCAATGTCTTACCTGACTCGTAAACAAGCCTATCAATGGGTAAAAGACCACTTTATCATCATTAAAAACGATAAAGTATACTCCTATATGGACATCTTGCTATACATTGAGAAGGCAATGACCTACAAAAAGGTTGACGGTGTATTCATTGACCCATACAACTCCTTACGCGTAGACATAAGCAAGAATTCAGGCGTAGGTGTGCACGAATTCCACTACGATGCTGCATCTGAGTTCCTTACCTTTTCCAATTCTAAGAACGTAGCACTATGGCTTAATATGCACGCTGTCACTGAAAGCGCTCGTAGAAAGGGAGAAGACCAACTTCCGGTAGCTCCGATGGCTGAAGACAGTGAACACGGGGGCAAATGGGTGAATAGAGCTGATGGATTCCTTACCTTTCATAGAAAGATTCAACATCCTATCCCACAGGTGCGTAGAACAATGGAGGTACACGTTAGAAAATGCCGTGAAACAGAGACAGGAGGAGAGCCTACATCATTAGATAAGCCTATACTTTTGGAGATGAACAACTCTAGAACTAGCTTCAGGCTGTCTAATGGACAGAATCTGTTCCCACCTTTAGGTTCAATAACAGAAAATTTACAAGGAAGTTTACCAATTATTGGTGATATTGATATAGCCTTTTGATAACTTTGTATATGTCAAGGAATTATGATGTCAATATCGACCTACCAAAACCACCTAGCCTTAATAAGTTATATGCTGGTTCGCATTGGCAAAACCGCTATAACGATAAGTCAGAGTATTGGATTGGCATCGCAATTGAATTGGCAAAGTATCCTTTGTTTCGGGCTGAATCTATTAGTGTACATCTTCGCTACAACTATAGGTTTGACGTTGACAATACTATCGTTGCTATTAAGTTTCTTGTTGACTTTCTTAGAAACCACGGCTACATTGATAACGACACTCCGAAATACTTTACTGCGCTTAGCACAGTTTATGAT